AAATGGATCCTAACAATAAGATGATGCAAGCTATGTCGTTTGTATTTCAGTCTGCGTTAGAAACTTACATGGATGAGATAGCTGTGGACATGGAAGAACATCCACCGGAGATTTCAGATTAGTGAGTAAAGCTAAACAGAAGGGGACTGCTTGGGAAACCGAATGCGTTCGGTATCTGCAAAGCTATACGAAGCATGAGTTTATGCGTCTGCCTCTTGTGGGGACTAAGGACGTGGGAGACATCCGTTGTTTGGACTTGCCTGAGTTTGTGTTTGAGTGCAAGAACAGAAAGGATGCTCTCTCGTCCTTGTCTGAAATTATGAAAGAGACAGAACAAGAACGCATCAATGCTGACGTTAAGTTTGGAGCAGCCTTAGTTAAACGTCGTAATGTTGGAACAGGTGGGGCTTATGTTGTTATGGAGATGCATACTTTTGCACAGTTAATAAAGGAGAGAATAGATGGGCAAAGTAATACAAATGAAAATAGAACGAGCACCAGTTTTTACTGATATGACTGACATGCTCAACAAATGGTGGAAGGAACAAACTAAAAAACCTTTAGCTAAACCTATGAAGATCCGGCATGTTGTTGAGAGTGCTCATGCTGCTGGCTGGACTTTGGACGAATGCTATGAGGCTTTGGGTATCACTTGGTCTTTCACTGAGGCAGCGTTCGAGACAGCGTTACGTCGGATAGTAGATGAGCAAGTGGAAAAGCAGCGCCCAGTGAGTAACATATCTGACGTTGCAGTAACTAAAGCTGCACTAGAATCAGAAAAGAAAGAGTCTTTGTCTAAAGAAGAAAACATCCAAAGACTGAGAGAGTTAAAGGACCAACTTAGATCTAAGGGCTAGCCGGTTGATTACCGGTGATGGGATGTGGGGGTGTTTACTCTCCTTTCTACCTCACCATCCCGCCCTAATTCTCACCTAGCGTGGTAAAATAAAAGGGACATCGTGATTGGAGAAAAGCGATGAACGTCAAAGTCCAAAAAGTAGTTGCACGACTCGGGGCAGGTCTTAGTCTTCCCGGTTACGCAGTAATCTGTGACAGTCATATGCGTGAGTGGTATCGCACTAAAGAAGAAGCTCTGCGTATGGCTGACATTTTTAAGGATGAAGCATCTAATCCTGAAGATTACTAATGTGGGTCGATCCTCTCGGCCATATCCGTTGGGATAAAAAAGACTTTAAAAAGCATGGCACTATCGCTAAATATTTAATTGGCGAATGCAGGTGTTTCAAATGCAAGAAACGTATTCTTGAACCTGACGCTGAACGAATTTTGCCTGCTAGATATAACGGTTAAACAATCTCAGGACGCACAGGTGTATCAGCCAGTCTCTCCCTGCAATAAGAACGACACCGAAGACATTGCAACTGTCTGTAAACCATCGTCCGGGTTCTCCGATTACCGCGCTTTTGCAGCTTATTGCTGCCGCACGTCGGACATGCATGTGAAGTTGCGTCGATCACGTTTCTATTGGGGTGATTGGTAGCCCAAGGACGTAGCCGTTCATAGACATCTACTAAAAGATCTACGTCTTGTTTTGCATACTTTTTCATGGTTGCCCATGCTTTAGGGTCACCCTTCATGCAGCCTGCCCATGTCTGGAATCCTCCTGTGGTTTCTTTTCCCCCGAGTCCAAGGTGTTCTCCGAGATGTCCGAGTCTGTTGCTGTTGAATTTAAAGTATCTGCGTGCAATCTTTAATGTGTCTACGGTTTGGTAATGATTGGTTGGACCGATGTTGTGGTAAGCGAATCGTGCGTTGGCTTTTTTGATATCGAATGCGTCTGAGTTGTGGCCTATTACTATGTCTGCTTCGTTTAATAGTTGCCATAATTTGTAGACAACTTCAAAATCGTTTTCAGGTTCTTTGTTGTACAACGGGAAGTCGTCGAGGGAAACGACTTGTGTTTTCTTTTGGTCTTCCCATTTGTATGAGAAACAAATCATGTACCACTCTTGTGCGTGGTCGATGACATCTTGTTGCCATTGTCCCCACACGTAAGACAAGTTTGGTGCTGTTTCTATATCGAAGAAAAGTACTTTAGCCATTTCCCCTCTTAATTTGGGACTGTCAGGAGCCTTACTAAAAGAGTACCTTCCCACCATGATCCGTCATCGGATAGTTGTTCTGGTTGCATCGATAAACGTTCTATTGTGACAGATTCTGAACGGCTGCCTTCTGTGTAATTAACTGTTACACCTGATTCCATGCGATTGCGGAGACTAGTGAACACTGCATTTGAGTTGTATGTTGCTGGTGCCCCACTGTTTCTTGATGTCAAAACTTGTTGACGTAAAACAATTGGAACAATTATTTCGTCTACTCGTTTAGGTGTGGCTACGCATGTTGTTTGCCAGTCAGCGATGATTGGCCCAATAGTTGTGTCGTCTGTGTCTCTTGTCATTGTTATAACAAACTTGTATGAAACAGATGATTCTGATGCAAACGTAAAATTGCTTGATACACCCTGAGATAATGTGAGCGTATCTGTAACGTTGTTATCGTTTGTTGCGCTGAATTGTATGCCACCTAAGAATGAAGCAACAGGGTTACCTCGATAACTGTAGGTTGGGTGTGTGTAAACCTCCCCAGCTTGATCGTAGTCAACTGGACCGAAGGTGTACTGTGCCCGATCTTGTCTTACTTCAGCAGAACGCAATAGTTTTGGAACAACAGTAGACCATGACACTTCACCAATAGTTAAAGTGCCTGTAGCTACTTTGATACCTGTACCTGACTGTCCGTATACCCCGTCAGTTAAAGCAGCAAAATATGTTTTATCTGCGACTCTAGCTATAGAACCAACGTTTCCTGAACCGCCTGTTGATACTAAATCACTAGCAAACGCAGGAACTAATGTTGAAGTAAATTTAGTTAAATCAGCCCTGTATAACTGTCCGCTCCCACTACCCCACCAAACGAATTTGTTATCAGCTTCTAAACAAAATGCTTCTCCACCGTCATCTATGACAGGCCCAATTGTTACTGCCCCAGACTGAGTATCTATCAAAGATGTACGAAACCCAGCGCTTGTAGCTATAACAAGTATCTCTCCGTAAGCAAGAATTTCATTTATCGATTCGCCGTGCGGCATCTGACCACTAATAACTGGTGTAACTAACGTTCCATCAGATGAGTCAACACCTATGTGATAAATCGTGCCAGTGTCATCAGTATTTGCTGCAACATAAATACCTGAAGGGCCACCAGTAATAGATTTCCATTGTGTTTGCGCTAACTGTGGCGTGTAATCCAGTGACCCAGAAAACTTTTGACCGTTAGCGTTTAATTCAAAAATGTTTGCGTCAGAAGCGGTGGCTCCTATCAAACGGCCCGCTGCGACTTCAATAATGTCGGCTTTCTGAGTGCCACTTGTAGGCCACGCATCAACTGTTGTTGAGTTGATAGCGCATCGAGCTATCTTGTCGCTGTTACCGAACGCCACATAGACGTATGTGCCATCTGAGTGGAAGTCAGTGATGTTGCCTGACCGTGAAGGTGTCGAACTGTTGAAGTCTATAGAGTTGCTGCCGCTAACTGTGTATGAAGCATCAGTTGGAGTAGAAATCCAAGCCAAAGTAGATCCATAAGCAATATAAAGATAAACGCCTACACGATGAACTTTTAAGTTTGCACCTGTCTGGTTTAATTTTTCTTCCGTAATGGGGAGTAACGAGAGTTCACCTTTTGTCCACGGATCAACACCACTAGAAGACTCAAAACGAAGCCGATTACTGTCATCCAAATCAAAATGTTCTTGACCCGCACCTAATGTCCAATCTGTTTGTGACCGAACCCATGCACCAGTTGTATCTAAAGTATTTTCGCCGGGTTCTTTGCTGTTATCTCGTTGCTCACGTAACGCAGGAACAGTTGTACGGGCATATTGAGTTGTGTCAACCATGTATGACACGCCATCTAATTCAATTGGCAACAACTCAGAATTAAAAGCCATTAGTTTCCTATTGCGTTACGTTGCCAACTTGTCGGGTACATAGCAGCTAAACGTGCTGCTTCAGAATTAACTCGTGACTCTCTACGAACACGTAAATCCCGTAGCGACGCTGAAATAGCGCCCGGCGGAACTTCTTCTGCTCGACGATGCATACCTTGTGCATCAACAAACTCTCTACGAATAGGAGCAGTAGTCATTAAAGATAAAGCTGCACCTAAAGGCAACAAATCGTATGCTGTTGTTTGCAAACCAGTAGTTGATTTAGCGTCAGTCGTAGCAGTAATCAATGTAAGCGGCGACTTGTAACTGACAGTCACTTTCTTACCGGGCCATGCTGCCCCATATAAAACAAGCGCTAACCCACTACTAAACGCTGCTGTGTCCCTATTTCTTTTAAGAGACCATGAACGGATGTCAGGTTCCCGAGCTTCAACAGGTGTCGGGTCTGCATATGTTACTGAGTAAATAGATTGAACGGTTTCGTTAGTTAAACCAGACAAATCGTAACCATCTTGGGTTGCGTTGTAAGTAAAACTTGTTGTATTCATTTTAAACAACCCGTTATCAGGGGTTGAAAGGTCACGTAAGTCGTTGTTTAACGCTTCCAATATGCGATGCGCAGGAAATTTAGGAGAAACTCGAACAACGTCAGTAGCAGAATGAGTTTGAGCAGTCGAACCACCATAACCTCGCAAAACAGACACAGTTGTAGACGAAACTGCTGTCACATACATCAACTCAGTGTTTATTTCAATAATAACACCTTTGACAATTGACCCAGCAAGCCCTTGAACAACCACAGTGCTGCCAGTTGTTGCAGGGCTAGGAGGTGTAGTCACCACATCTAACTCTTCGACATAACCAGACAACAACATGTCTCGTGTTTCGTCAATCCATCCTTGTGCAGTCATTAGGTGCTCCCAAGAACGTCGTTTAGAGCACGTTCTTTACGATCTTTCTCTGTTTTTTGTCCTTGTAAAAGAGTCCCTGCTTTAATTTCGTATGGTGTTCGTGCCCGTGATTCAAGATGTGCAGACCCATCAATTGTGGGGGGTTGCAATCCTTCAGATCTAAGCCTTTTGTAGGCTGCCATGTCTTGTTCTTTTTCTTTTTCTTTAACTTTAGTTCCTGCCCAGTTAATAGTTTTGCCGTCGTGCAAACCTCTGGTAGGAGTAGCTGACGCAGAAATATGTACTTCACCAAAGTATTTGCGTACTACACCTTCACATGCGTTACATGAGCCATCATAAGTTTCATCAAACCCATGACGGATATCGTGTGACAATCCGCAATCAAGACAACGGTAAACGTACATTGGCATTAAACACCTGCTCCTACATCAATTGGGTAACCACTTGCTTTTAACAATGATATCTCAGTTGCTGTGAGATCTGTAGGTGGAAGGTGTGCTCCATAAAGTGTGCGTGTAATAGTAGAAGCGTCTACCGGAAAAAAGTTTTGTACTGAACTGTTATTAATAATAAAAAGATTTTCAGCTTTAAGTCTTGGTTTGTAATGCCGCATCAAAGCATAAGCAGCGGGTGTCGGTTTATTTAACTCTCCGATAGGTGACAAAGTGTTTTCGCTACCCGGATAGAACGTGTACATTTGTTGAGAACCAAACGTGCCAACGCCATTGATACTGCTGCTAGGCGCAACATCAACACTGATTGATACAGTTAGCATTGAACCGGTTGTAGCAACTGTGGCCGGTCGAAGGTCTACTACAGCGAAGCCGCTGATTGTTCCTACACCTGCAATCGTTGAAACAGTTAATATTTGATCTGTTCGCAGAGTCGGAGTAGGTAACGCTGCTACAGCGCTCATATCTACTTCTGCGATATCAACGTAGTTAGCGGTTACACCCGCACCTATTGTTGTTACTACAGCAATTGTTGGCGCAGGTGAAATATCTACTTCAATGCCAGCAGTAGCTGACAAAACAGTAGTAGCAGTAACCGTATTAACTGTTGCTACAATCTCAACAATACCTGTATCAGGTTGGCTGTATGTGTAGTTGTTGCGGTATGCCAGCCCCGGTTCACGGTACTGGACACTTACTTCATCTAAGACTGTTGCGGTAGCAGCAATCGTCGCAGGAGTAATGAAAAGAGGAGCGCCATAAGCTACTCCAGATTCGCTATATTCAACCCCTGTCTGACGATACTGCGTCACCGAACAGCCTCATTTCTAACTAGTTACTGATGCCGTTTCAGGATCGCCTACCTTACGAGCAGCAACAGCCTTACCAATAGCTATAAGACCTGCAACACCCGCAACTTTTAACGAGTCAGACCAATCTGGTCCCGGCACTGCCATAGCAGCTACCCATGCCTGAGCAAAAGTAGCGACAGCACGCTCTAAAGTATCTTTAATAAAACGCTGGTTGAACAACTTCTTGTCTCCGTATCTGCATAGCAGCCCAAGTCTTGCGGCCAACAATGCCATCTGCAACTAGTCCGTTGACTCGTTGCCATTGTTTTACCTTGGCGAGTGTACCACGCCCAAATATTCCGTCCGCTAAAGTGCCCACCACTCGTTGAATATGGACAACTGCTTGGCTACGTGACCCTTTGCGTAACGTTCCGGGGAACGGAACAAGCCCGTCCTCTGGTTCTTTAGGTAAAGTCATTGTAGGTACAGACGTAACCATACGTTTCTGCACCATCCCACGTAGTTCTGTCATAGAAAACGAGGGGTCAACCTTACGTGAAGTCCATTCTTTATGGCCTATAACAGTGCTAGCTGGACTCCATTTGTGTCCGTCGCACAGAAAAGCGCACAGTTCTACGAGTGCGTCCATCTGTTCTACGGGTACATCTTCTCCTAACCCGTCGTTAATAAGAGATACTCCTATTAAACGGGCGTTAGCACTGATCTTGCCTGCTGTTTTAGCGTCCCCTGTAGCTGGCAAATTTTTTTGCATCCGTGTCAACACTGACTGTAAGCCTCGACCAGCGTGGTTAGCTTTCACGTTTTCAGCAGTCAACTTGACAATGGTGCCATCACGTTTGATGATGTAGTTGTATAGAGGTCCGGGGACTTTGTTCACTCCTCGAACACACATTGCGATCACGTTATCGGGATCTGCGTTACGGTTAGAAGCTGTGTGGTGGACAACTATGCCGAATGGTTTGAGTGGCCGTCCGGTGTTTACTTTGCCGGGTGCGTCTATAAGTTTCATTCTTCCTCGTTAAATACCGGAAGATCAACCGCATAATCCCAATCTACTTTTACCCATTCCCCCGGATTGTCTGGGTTATCAACATCTCCTGCCCAAATCCATTTCTTGTTTTCACCGGCATCTTCAGCAGGTTTTTCTTCGGGAGGCACCCAATCATAATTATCGTTAAGAACATAAAAAGGAAAAGATTTTAGCTGCACAAAAAGCCCATCTGGGTATGTTTCTGGAGCTTCTGAAGCTGGTATAAACTCGCCGCCAATAGATGCTAATTGTTTGCGAAATCCAGTATCTAATTCAGTTCGATACCATTGTCCAGAAAGCCCTAGTTCTTCAGTCAAATATTTTTCGCCTGTGCCTTTTTGCTCAGGAGGCAATACCAAGACTTCTGTAACAACCCATTTTGATTCGCGTAAATCACCGGGACGTGGATCTTCGTTATCAACAGCTTCTACTTTTGCATAAAAAAGTTCAGACATTTATGCTCCATTAGTCAGATAAGCGATCACTGCTATACCACTGCCACCAACGGCATTGTTGTTGTGATAACCAGCGTTGCCGCCAGCACCGCCACCAGTATTAGTTGTGCCATTATTTCCATAAGCAGTGCTACCATTAGCGCCACCAGTCGAACCACCTTGGCCGCTGAGAGTAGCTTGGCCTTTGCCACCGCCGCCACCAGCACCAACAAGTGTCAAACCAAAAGGCACACTATCTAAAGCTGGGGTGTGACCGTTGCCGCCGTTACCGCCTCTCCAATCACCAGAATAAAAAGCACCAGTAACGCCAGCGCCACCAGCGCCGCCGCCGCCACCAGCCGTACTGGCTATGTTTTGCTGGCCAGCGCCACCAGTTTCGCCATAACCATTGCCACCACCAATAGCACCTTGGTTAGATGATCCTGCTGCGCCACCACTGTTAAAATAAGTTTGTCCTCGACCACCACCGCCGCCACCAGAACCACCAGTACTTCCGTTCCCTCCACCGGCACCACCCATGCCGCCCCCAGAAGCTTGAACCATGTTCTCGTAAGGAGTGTTTATGACTGAGTTGCTGCCGTTAGCGTTTGCGCTGCCAGCACCAATAGTCACTGTGTAAACATGGTTCCCAGTCATGTCTTTAGGTTGATCTTCCATTTTGCGTTCGTGGATGCCGCCACCACCGCCGCCACCGGAAGCAATCAACCATCCATAATTTGAGTCGTACCGACCAGTTCCACAACCGCCGCCAGCAGCTACAGCAACCATCCAAATATCTTGGCCACCACCAGCAGTAACAGTAAATGTTCCTGTAGTAGTAAAAGTATGTATTGTGTAAAGGCCAGATGTTGTTTTGGTTCCTCCAGTAGCTTCAATAGGGCCGCCACCACTTCCACCAGCAGCACCTAACAATGCAACTTTTTCAACCCCGAAAGGCATTAGCTCATATCCTGCCCAGCGACAAACCCATACCAAGTTGGTGTAGCGCCGCCATCAATGGTCACAAACGTAAGAATATCTATGTCAGCAGCCCCTGTGCTTAATGTCGGTGCAGTACCGCCAGCCCATTTCACGAGAGTAGTAGCACCACTCACCTGAAATATTCCAGCACGAGAACCCGAACCATCCTGAGTTAAAATCAAAGTAAGGCTCGTACCGGCTTGAAGACCCGCAGCAGCAGGTAACGCAAAGGTTGCTGTGGCAGCATTCAAAGTCCACGTTTGGACGTTGCCGTTAGTTTCGGCAATCGCAGGAGTCGCACCAGTGTTACCACCGGCATACACAGTCTCGGAATAATCCTTATGCGTAACCGTTGACATCACCTGATCGCCGCCAGTAAC